TAACAGCCTACGTACATTTTCATAGTACATCTTTGCTGTCTGTGGCCGGCCTGTATATTCAGCAAAGATGTACTATGAAAATGTACGTAGGCTGTTACTTTATTATAATGCCAAGTGTAATTATGAAAACAACATGAAAGGTCTGCACACCTATATGGAGTTTAAAAATTGTACTTATCTGCTGTGCGATACACCGGCAGTAGTTAATGATAAAATCTTTGATAAATCTTTGCTTAACCGCAAGAAAGGCACACCGGGTACAGATCCTATTAACAAATGGGGGCGTGAACTTATTCTTACCTGGTTATTAACACCTGTTGAGCCAGACAGTGAAATAATGAATCTGCATAAGATCCGTTCTATTCCACTTCTGCAGGAACTAATTTACTGGCATAAGGAAGGGAACTTTGACCGTGTTTCGTCACTGGGTATGCTTATGATACTTCGTGATGATATGGCCAAATGGATCCCGGAGATGGAAAAAAAGAAAGAAACTGTTAGTCCATTTTTTATGCGTCAGTCAATATTCCGTGAGAAGTTTTTGGAGAAGAAAGATCCGTTTGCTGAGATTCATAAAATGCGTAAACTCAGGAGGGGTTAAATTGGAAATATGATTTATTTTTTGTATTATTTGCGTAAAATGTGTTAAAACCATGACTACATTTATTAAGCAGTTTCCTCAACAGAAATTGCTGATGTCTAAAAAGACAGAGGAATGGGGAATAGAATGTATAGAAGCCGCACTAGGAATAATCACTCACGATACTTCAAAAATACGAAAGACAAAAGCGGCCAAGAAGATCAACTATGATCTTGCAAATGGTATCATAAATGAGGATGATATTGAAAATGCATTTAATCCAATGGGGATTCGTGGAGTTCAGTTTCCTGCTAAAATACAAAACTATCCTATAGAATTATCTAAGTTTAACGTGCTCAAGGGAGAGGAAGCTAAAAGACGATTTGACTGGCGTGTAAGAGTAGTCAATGAGGATGCCGTTTCGTCCAAAGAAGAACAACTCAGGGAACAGATCCACAGCCTTATTATCTCTGAACTACAAAATCCTGAATACTCAGAAGAGCAGGCAGCACGAAGATTCAAAGAATTAAGTCATTACCAGGAATATGAATTCGGGGACCTGAACGAAGTTATGGCTTCAAGGGTCCTTTCTTATTTCTGGCATACTCAGAAGTTAAGAACAACATTCAGTGATTCATTTTATGATGTACTGATTGGCGCAGAAGAAACTTTTGCAGTAGATATTATACACAATGATCCGGTGATTTCTAAACGGAATACATTAAACATTTCTACATTCGGATCAGGAGAAGATTATCAGATAGAGAAATCAGATATTATCGTAGAAGATGGTTATCGAAGTGTTGGTAGCGTCATTGATGATTTCTGGGATGTTCTCTCTGAAGATGAAGTCGATGTAATAGAGGAAGGGGCACGAACCAGAACAAATGCCTCTGAAATTGTCCTTGCCGGACCGGAAGATCCAAGAGAAAGAACAATCGATTATTCAAGCACTCAGCTCATAACCGTTGATGGAAGAACAGGAGTATGGGGATATGGTGGAGCATTTGATGATGATGGGAACCTAAGAGTATCAAGAGTCGTCTGGCGTTCACGGAGAAAGATGGGTGATTTGAAATATTTCGATGAAAATGGAGATGAACAACACACCTTCATTGATGAGAATTTTCCTGTAAGCGATTATAAAGATCGTGGATGGGAAGCTGAATGGCATTGGGTCAACGAATGGTGGCAAGGATATAAGATCGGACATGATATATATGTTAAGATCGAGCCCCTTCCCCGCATCGGATCAACAATGAACAATCCTTCTTACTGTATGCCGCCATATGTAGGCACAGTATTTAACATCAATTCCAGCGAAGGAGTTTCTTTAATGGATCGGATTAAGCCGTACAAGTACTTATATAATATATATATGAGGCGCACGGAACTTGCATCCGCAAGAAATAAAGGCGTGATAGCTGAACTTGACCTGGCAATGATACCCGATGGATGGGATGAAGAACTTGTCATGATGTATGCTGAAGCCAATGGTTACATGATTACGGACTCATTCAAGGAAGGCAGCAAGGGACAGAGTATGGGGAAACTTGTATCCACTGTACGTCAGCGTGGGCTGGATGTCATTAATCTAAGTTCTGCAAATGTTATCAAGGCAAATCTGGAACTGGCCATGTATGTAAAAAATGAACTGGCAGAGATCTCCGGAGTATCTCCGCAGCGCGAAGGACAGATTTCTAACCGAGAAACGCTTGGCGGCGTAGAGCGCAGCGTAACACAATCTTCGCATATTACCGAAGAATGGTTTCGTCTGCACGACAATACCAAGATCCGTGTTATGGAACTTATCCTGGAGACAGCTAAATACTGTTGGAGGAATCTCACCGGTGAACATGCTCAAAAGCTGCAGTATGTTGATGATGGGTTGATGTCTCACATGTTCCAGGTTGACGGAAAGATCTTTAATGAGACAGATTATGGTCTTTATATATCTAATTCTGCTAATGATGCAGAACTGGTATCTGCCATTAAACAACTTACGCAGGCAGCACTGCAGAACGATAAAGCCAATCTCTCAGATATAATCTCTATCTATCGTGATACAAGTGTATCCTCTATGGCACGTAAACTTGAACATGCCGAGAATCAACGTAACGAGCGTGAAGATAAAGCCCGTGAAGAAGATCAGAAAGCTGCAGAAAGGCAACAACAGGCTATGATAAAGTTTGAGCAGATGAAGATGGAGCAGGAAGAGAAGAAAGAGATGAGAATAGAGATCCTTAAAATCGAAGGTGCGATTACAATGAAGGAAATGGATCTTCTTGCAGAAATTCAAAAAGCAGAAATCCAGGGTGATTTGGCAGACAAAGATACGGCCAATAAATTAAAGGCAGATATAGAGAAATTAAAACTCCAACTTGAGTACAAGTATAAAGAGCTTGCCGAAAAATCGGAACAATTCGACAGGAAGCTTGGGCAGGACAAAATGCTTAAAGAGAAGGATATAGCGGCTAAGAAAAAACCTGTTCTAGCAAAAACCTAAAATGCCATTATATATAATGCCATTATATAATTTCTCTATAAGACTAAAATAATATTCTATTTCTAATAAGGTGATACTATTGGAAAAATTCTAATTCATTATTAAAATTGTATGAAAGGAGACCATTATGAATACGCAGCATGATGACACAGAAAACCTTTTTGCAGACATATCTATTGATAGTCTCGAAGAGGATCTGATCACCGTGGACGTTCCTGAAGACCAGCAGCAAAAAGTCGAAAAGGAAATTACTGACGGTGGAGAACCAGAGAAAAAAGAATCTATTGAAGAGCCAGCAGCTAAACCTGTTGACAAAACAATTGTCGTAGATGAGGATAAACCCCCTGAAACGATTGAAGAAGACACAGCGGAAAAAGATAAGGATAAAGGAGGTACGCCAGACGAAGACGAAGATGAGTCTCCATCATATCTCCATGCTGCTGCGCTTCGTGAAGAAGGCGTACTTCCTAACCTTGACATTGACACACTCAAAGGAAAAGAGCCAGAAGAAGTTTTCAGAACTATTAATACTCATATCAAAGACCAGGTAGATGAATCTATTAAGGCTGGTATTGATCAGTATAAAAATGGTTTTGGAGAGAGAGCAAAAAAATTCCTTGAGTCACTCGATAAAGGCGTTCCATTTAATGATGTGGCAGAAAACTATGCACTGGAAGATCGGTATAACGGTATTGACGATAAAGGTCTTGAGAATGATGAGTCACTACAGAAAATTGTTTATTCCGATCTTTTAAATATAAAAGGGTTTTCTGAGTCGAAGATTAATAAGATGGTTGAAAAAGCCCTGCAGGATGGAGAGCTTCTGGAAGAATCCAAGGAAGGATTAAAAGAAATCAATACAATTATTCTTGATGAACGCAAGGCTTCTGAAATAGAAGCGCAGCGTATTGCAGATGAGGGAAAAGCAAAAAATGCCGAGATGAAAGTAAAGATTGAAAAAACCATCGGAGATATAAAGGAGATAATTCCTGGTATTGCCCTAAGCGATGTAGAAAAGCAGAATGTAATAAGGGACCTGACAGTTCCTGTACGGTATGCTAATCGCAATGGAAAGCAAATTCCTGTTAGCAGGGCCATGGATCTCCGGGAAAAGGATCCATTAAAATATGAGATGAGATTGAATTATTTTATCAATAAAGGATTCTTTGATGATGATGCCAAATTTGAAGGGATTGTTCGCAAGGCAGAAACAGCGGCTGCTAAAAAACTCGTTGATAAAATGAAAGGAGAACCCCGTAAATCTGGTGCAACAACAGTTAAAGGAACAGAAGGACAAAAAACAAAAGAGGAGGAGTTTGTCTTTCCTAAATTTTAAAATTAACCGCGTACAGTGATGTACACAAATTAAATAGTTATGCAACAAGTATCACCTTTGCAGGAATATTTCCCCTTAGATTGGGCTGGTTTAACAACCAAGAACCACTTAGGGTCGATCTATCAAGTAGAACCACAGGATACAAGCAAGCTTGTAACCATGCTCTATAGGGCAAACAGAGGTGTGAACTTTAACATTTTCTTACAGCAATTCGGCTCGATCACCATGGACACAGATGATGATTTTCGCTGGCGGCTGCAGGGAAGTTCCAAGAAGAATATTCCACTTGAGGAGTGTACTGTCAATGGCAGTGCTATTTCAACTTCAAGTAGAGTAGGTAAGGGCGGAGCAAGGTTTACACTGAGGTTTCCT